TTGGTCTGTGTTCATATTTACAAAACGCTCGACAAAGCGCAGTCTGTTTGTTGGAATCATCTAATCCTCACTTGAGTAAAAAACGACGGGAACCTGGCATCTCAACAACAAACTTGTTGTAGATGTCTGGCATGGCTTGCTGGAACAGCTTGCTATCAAACTTGCTGCTGGACTTAGCAGTGCGCCACGTTGCTAGCGTCCTGCCACCTAGGTCTGTCAACGTACCCTTCTCTGCCATGTAGCCACGAATAGCGACCTCTAGGGCTTCTGACTGTTCCTCTAGTTCCTTGATCTTGGCCTTATAAGCCTTGAGTGCTTCACAGGCTTTCTCAACAGCGCCAGAAGCCACGATGGTTTCCTCGGTTGACTCAGGGTAGATAAGTTTTACGCTGTCAAGAGAATCGGGTTCTGGCAGGGTATTTGTCGCTACCATCCCCCAAAGTTTTGCCATTTGTCGGATCAGGTCTTCTTTCATCTCTGGCGTGATGTTGAAGTGATAGGTACGGAAGGCTTGACCGCCAAACAAGACCGCAAGGTAAATCTCATCCACGTTATGTACGGCAGCCTCATGGATGAGTTGCGCCATATCAGCAGCAGGAACCACACCTGTTTCTTCGTCGAACTTAGACATAACGCTAGCGTTGTAATTTTTGCATTCAACGAGTATGCGTCCATCTGCTGAGATGTAATCAAAGTGAGAGCGCAGCCAGAGTTCATCTTGATGTGCCAGTGCATAGTCTGCGTCCCGTAGTTCAATGCGGTGCTTGTCTTGAAACAGTCTGGCAATGGTAGGTTCCATCACCTTACCCATTTGCACGGCTTCTATGCCGGACAGATCAGGCACTTCCTTTTTGCCTAGCTTTTCTAGGATGACATCAGCAGCTTTGCCATTAGCGGCTTTGCGGCTGTCACCTGACCACCAGGCAGAGCGCCGAATCTCTGGCGCGAAATCAGATTGATTAGGACTTGTCATTCGTTTCCCCTTTAGTAACTTCAAGATACTGACGGATAGCTATTTGGACTGCTTGCTCAAAGGTGATGTTCAACAGCATTGCGCGACAGGCAATATCACAGGTGAGCGACCAGGGTAGCTTGGCTATTTCGTTGGTCACGGCGCACCCCTTTCACGAATAGCAAGTGCAGCTACTTGGTAGTAGTTCGACAGCCTGTCTTTAGCCGCCATCTCATCTAAGACTTGGGCGCAGGCTTCACGCTCTGCTGCTACTGCTTCGCGTACTAGGACGCAAACAGGACGCTGACAGTCAGCATGGCAGGTATGTATGTCTGTAGTCATGTGACCCCCTTAGAATGGACAGTCGCGCATAGCTTCCTCGAACTCCTGGCGGCGCTTTTCCTGCTCTATTTGCCTGTCTTCATTCAGGACAAAGAAACGCGCAGACTGACCGCAGTCACCAAAACGGTGGGACTGACGTTGAGCAAAGCAGTAGGGGTAATCTTCCTTGCCAGTTACCATGCTGATCTCGGTAACTTCTGGATTGATGCAGCGGTCTTTCTGACCGTGTGGGTTGCCGTAGAACGCGCAGTCTACGCACAACTTGATGTCTTTTAGATAAGTCATTAGTGTTCTCCCGTGGCTTTTGCAATAGCAGCTTTAGCTTCAATAACCCCTATCCAAGTATCTGGAACGCCAGCAACAATGCGTCTTAAGGCTTGTAATAGGTCTGGCGCAGCAGCAATAAGTCTTGCGTTAGCCTTTTGTTCTTCTAATGAAATTGTGGCTCTGGCTGGAATGTTGGCAATAGTTGCGCTAGATACGCCGCTTTTCCTGCAAGTAACAGAAAACGGGTGTGTTTTCCAATGGCGCGTGTTGTCATTAAAGCGCCATTGTTCTTTGGTGTACGTCATAACGAATCCCCTTTCAAGGTTCTAATCTCTGTGCGAAATTGCACAACCGGACATTACAGTAACACAAACAACTTTAACAATGAGTAATTTCTATCGTTTCACAACAGTCAATAGCCTGTGGATAAAGCTGGGGATAACTATGTGAATAACTTCCTGGCATGATTCTTGGTTATATATACTATAGTACTGTTCTACATTAGTACTACTACATTACTAGTTCCTTTAATACTACTGCGTAGTATTATCGACAATGGTTATATTTCTTAAAAAATATATATATGGAAAAACCCGATTTGCTTAAAAATTAAGCAGGGGTTATTTTCCGAATTGGGGTTTCTTGGGTTTTGGGGGTTTCCAGCCCATAGCTTTGAACCTGGCGCGGAGATCGGTTTCGACAGAACCTTGATAACGAAATCTTTGGTCAAGGATGCTTGTCGGCTTGTCCGTATCTGCGGGTGCGCGCGCGGGAGAATTTTTGACTAAGGCGAGTTTCTTAGCTGGTGACATACGACCTCCTAATAGCAAATGCCGCTAGGAAGCGATTAGAGCCCCATAGCGGCGATAAAACGAAAAAGGGTAAGCGAGGATATCACTCACCCTTAAAAACGGCTTAAAACGGCTTACAGACAACCTAGCAAAATGCCGTCCTCATCCCGTACTTCGACAATCCAGGCTTGGCGGCTGTTTTTGTGTACAGATACCGATTGAATAACATATTGCCAATCAGAATCATTAGTTGCATTTTTGTTGCGTACTGCTAAAGCTTTTTCATAGTTGCGGAAAAATGTCATAGTTAATCCCCTTAAAACGGCTTGTAAGCCGAAAAAATAGGGTTACCGATAGTCTGATAACCCTTGAAAGAAAAACGGCTCAAAAAGCCTGTAATCAGAATGATAGTAAAACGAAAAGAAAAGCCCAAAGATACAGAAAAGCGATAACACCTAGTAGCATTTCAAAGAATAATTGTTTCATTGTTCCCTCCGATTAAATTGTGCAACATCCGCAACAAGGGGCGTCCTCACAACGTCCCCTAGCATTTCGGTAAAAGGTTTGCGAGCCGTCAAATTGAATACTGTCGATTCTGTACCCTTGGCGCTTTAGTAGGACGGCTCGACCCTTTTGCCACTGGATAACGTCCCCTGCCAGTATTCGGACTCCGGTAGCAGCGCAAATTCCGTCATATCTTGCTGTAATTGTTCGCATTAATAATCCCTCCCCTTGATTTGAACAAAACCTCCGACATCCCTTTTTGCTTTACCTTTTGCATACAATGCAACAACAACCTTTTCCGGCTCAATATGACGGACGTCCGTATCATCTCCGTCAACAACCTGCCAACCTCTGAAGGTTTCCGGTATGTCGGCTTGGCGCTGAAAAACGACAGCTGTCCGTTTATTGGCAGGATTAATTAGACCCTTGATTGATATCGGCTTTGGTGTAAGCGCCGAAAATGAAAAGGTAAGGTCATAGTTGCCAGCCGTTTTTCCCTCAAGCTTGCGGCTCGGATGTTTTGTATAGTCATAGAATTGAACATCTGAAAACATCTGGAAAATTGTTTTCCCGTCAATCAGGATGTTTTCAAAAGGGATATCACTAGTACCATTAGGTCGGACTAAGGGGATCAGGCCAAGCTTTTCGGCTCGGCGCTTGTGAGTCCAGATATCAGCGCAAAGTGAGAGCATAAAAGCGCGTTGATTGTCATAAAAGAATTGAGTCTTAGCGGCTCTAGCTTTTTGTGTACTGGTAAATGCTCCCCTGCCAGCTGTATTCAGACAGCCGTCAAAACATCCGGCTAGCTTTGCAAACGGGCAAAGCCTGTCATCTGGTACTAGGTAACAGATAGCAGTGAGATATCCTATCTTTTCACCCTTGATTGTCTTAGCAGATGATTCGCCGAGAATCGGCTTGTATGGCAGGTTTTCGCTTTTTAGTTGCGCTTTAAACGGGTTTTGCATTGTCTAATCCCTCCGAGAATGAGGAAAGGCCGGATTTACCCGGCCTGGTTGATTAAGCGAATAGTGACAACCAGAGTGATAAGTGAGTTTCAACTGCAACACAATCTAGTGTGCTGGATCTTGCTCTCAAGATAATTTGATCAGCTGCAAGATCTTTGTACAGAGTTTCAATGCTATCAACGGCCTCATTCATAGCATATTCATAGGATTCACCTTCACCAAATCCTATTTCACAACCTTCATAAATTGCCGTTACTGTAAACATATCTAATCCCCTTAATTGTTTTCTGATAAAGCAACTAGGAAAATTACCATTGACGCACAACCTGCCATCGTCAGTACAGCGCAGAGAACTAACGGCTTACCAATAGCAATACCGAAAATGCTGATAAGTAACAGCATAGTACCGAGAAGCAAGAATATGGTTGAATCTTTCATTTTCGAATCTCCTGAGAGGAATGTAGGCCGGAGTGAACCGGCCTGGTAAGTTTAGTCCATTAGTGCCAGGTAAACGGCCTTGCGATATAGAAGGCGGTTCCTGGTGTTAGTGCAAGAACGAAAGAACGATTGAATGTCAGCGTACATATCGTTTCCCTGGTAGCGCAGTTCTGACATTACTAGCTGAGTAGTGGGATTCATCCAATGCAAAGCATACATTCCGTTTTCACGGATTAGCTTCCTGGCGGCCTTGTATTCTGATTTAGTCATTTTCTAATCTCCGTTAAGGAATTAATCAGTACTGCTGAAACGTATTATAGGATTATGTAAGCGATTATTCAAGGCGATATACAATGATATATTCCTATCAGGAAATCAGCCAGGATAGCGTCACACTATATAGTTACATATATATATATAGCATGTAAGTAATTAGTCTATATGTAATATGGTCAGTCAGTTGCGGAAAAGGAAGGATGGTAGTATGACAACATGCCCGCTGTCGTTGTCATATTTATATGGGGTAGGGAAACGCTATCAATGCCAGGATATTGATTCATACAAGCTATTGATGCCTGATCTGGTCGGTATGGTCGGTTTGGTAAGTAATCGTTTGACAAGATTGTCGTTTTGGCTACTTCGATGGTCTAGGTGGGGTCTGTGTTGCGCGCCCCCCAACCAGCTCCCCCCAAAAGTTTTTTCTGTTTTTTGGTATTGTTTGGTTTCTTCGCTGCTCTCCTTGTGGTGAGCGTTCGCCCCTGGTTGTCAGGGGCTTTTTTTTGGCCTATCATGATTATGTGGTGATAGGGAGGTTAGGTATGTATAGTGAGGGTGGTATGGAGATTATGGTTGAGAGAGGGGTTGTGATGCCTCCCAAGTTGGATAGTCGGTATCCGCATGGGGAGATGGAAGTGGGTGATAGCTTTTTTGTGACGGGTTTGGGTATGCAGGTTGTGTTGAATGCCAACTGGAGGGCGAGTAAGCGGTTGGGGTACAAGTTTT